TTATATATTCAACCATATAGAGCAGGATTTTATTATTATAGTCCTGTTGATTATCAAGGTGGATTACAATATGCAGAGTTGGAAGAAGAAATATCCAATTATCATCTTAATAATATAATGAATGGATTAAGTCCGTCAATGCTTATTAATTTTAACAATGGAATTCCTAATCAAGAGGAAAGACAATTAATAGAACACAGAATAGCACAAAAATTTAGTGGCAGTAGTAACGCAGGTAAATTTATATTGGCATTTAACGACAATAAAGAAGCACAAGCAGATATTACGCCTGTACAATTATCAGACGCACATAATCAATATCAGTTTTTATCTGATGAATCAAGTAAAAAAATTATGGTTGCACACCGTATCGTATCGCCTATGCTTTTAGGTATTAAAGATAATACAGGGTTAGGTAATAACGCAGAGGAAATTAAAACAGCTTCTCTATTAATGGATAACACGGTTATAAGGCCATTTCAAGAACTTTTAATAGACGCATTTGATAAAATACTTGCTGTAAATGATATTGCCTTAAATCTTTATTTTGTGACTTTACAACCACTTGAATTTACTGAAATTGACGAAGACGTACAAGACGAAGAAAGTATTGAAGAAGAAACAGGGGTAAAGCAAGAGGAACAAGTACAAGAATTATCAGCAGAAAATGAGGATTATATACTTGAAAATTTAAAAGGCGAGAAAATATCTGATGAATGGGTATTAGCTGACGCAAGAGAATATTCAGAAAAAAATTCTGACATTGAAACTTGGGCTAATGAATGTATAGAACCTAAAAAATCATTACTTGAAAAAATAGCAATGTCGATACCAAATATTAAAAAAAGAGGTAAGGGAGATTTTTCTGTATTGGATAAAAGTTTTTACAAAGTCAGATATAAATACGCACAAAAATATAGCAGTAGCAATACAAGAAAATTTTGTAAAGCTTTAATGAGTAGAAATATGGTTTACAGAATAGAAGATATTGACGCTGCAAGTAAAGCAGGGGTAAATAAAAGTTTTGGACACAAAGGCAAACCTTATGATTTATTCCGTTTTAAAGGTGGGGTGAATTGTGGACACTATTGGGAGCAACAACTTTATAGATTAAAAAAGAAAACAAATGGTAAATACATAGAAAAATCCGACAAAATGAAGGATTATGTAGAAGTTGATAGCATACCAAAAACATATGAAGGCAGACCAAGAGGCTGGAGAGATGCAAAAAAAGCACCAAAAGATATGGATAACAATGGGCACCACCCAAATTGGAAACCTAAAAACAAAAAGAAATAATGGCAACGGCACTTTTTATAAATAGAACAGATTTAATTCGCAACTCCATAATGGATGGGAATGTAGACACAGACAAGTTCATACAATTTATAAAACTTGCACAAGAGATACATATACAAAACTATCTCGGAACGGAGTTATATAATAAGATTGGAACATTAATTACAAGTGGCGATATTGACTTAAATGCAAACGCAAAATATAAAACACTTTTAAATGATTATATAGTTCCAATGTTGATTTGGTATAGTCAAGTGGATTATATTCCTTTTGCAGCATACCAAATTAGGAATGGTGGAATTTTTAAACACACAAGCGAGACAAGTGAAACTGTTTCAAAGAATGAAGTTGATTATTTGGTTGAAAAAGCAAGAACAAATGCACAGTGGTACACAAGGAGATTTATAGATTATATAAGTTTTAGAAATAGTGATTATCCAGAGTACACAAGCAATAGTAACGAGGATATTAATCCAAGTAATGACGCTACATTTAACGGTTGGGTGTTATGACATATAAACCAAAAAAGAAAAATATTGAGAAATTGAAAACTTTTTTAAAAAAAGAGGATAAAAAAATAAAGATAAATTATGGCAAGTCTATTTAATACTAAAATATCGAACACTTATGTAGGGCTTATTAAGACCATTGATAATGCAGTAATTAGTTCTTCATTAAGAGAATTAACAGATGGTTCTGGTAACGCAACAGGAATACATCTAAATAACGCAGGGGATTTTAAGGTAACAAATATTTTAGAATTTGGCTCGTTAAAAGACACAGGGGAAAATATAACAATCACAAAATTTGTAGATGAAGCTGACGGAATATCAAATAATGATAATGATACAACAATTCCTACAAGTGCAGCAGTTAAAGATTTTGTTACCTCACAAATAACATTAGAGGATTTAGATTTTAGTGCTGATAGTGGTACAGGGTCAGTAGATTTAGATAGTCAAGTATTTGCAATCGTAGGTACTGCAAACGAAATAGAAACATCAGCAGGTAGTCAGCAATTACAAATAGGTTTACCAAATAATGTAACAATAGGTGGAAATTTATCTTTAGGAGATTCTGGTAAATTATATTTAGGTACACATAACGATTTACAAATTTATCACTCATCAGGTTCATCTATTATAGATAATACTATTGGAGATTTAATAATTAAAGTATCACAAGATGATGGAGATATAATTTTTCAAAGTGATAATGGAAGTGGTGCTATATCAACATATTTTAGGGTAGATGGTGGAGTAAAACAAACAATATTTGAAGAAAATTTAAGAGTTAATGACAGCAAATATGCTTTATTCGGAAACAGTAACGATTTAGAAATTAGACACGATGGCATTAATTCTGAAATATTTAACAATACAGGAAATTTAACAATAGGTAACAGAACAGATGATGGAGATATTATATTCCAATCAGATGATGGCTCAGGTGGTATTACTTCATATTTTTATGTAGATGGAAGTGGAACAAGAACAATATTTGAAAAACTAACAAGACACGATGATAATGTATATGCTGCATTTGGTTCTGATTCAGATTTAAGAATATTACACGATGGCTCGGATAGTTTTATAAATCAAGTAGCAAGTGCAACAGGGGATTTATACATACAACAATTTGTAGATGACAAAGACATAATTTTCAAAGCTGATGATGGCTCAGGTGGTATGGCTGAATATTTTAGGGTTGATGGTGGTGCTACAAACAATATTTTTTCTAAAAATACGAAATTCGGAGATGGTGTTGAAATATTAGTAGGAGATGGAAACGATTTACATATATATCATAATGGTTCAGATTCTTATGTTAGTAATGACACAGGAGATTTATATATAAGAAATTCTGCGGACAATAAGGATGTTATATTTCAGAGTGATGATGGTTCAGGGGGAATGGAAACATATTTTTATTTAGATGGTAGTGCAAATAGAAACGTATCTAATAAAAATTTAAGATTACTTGACACTCGTGAGTTAAGTTTAGGTTCTTCTGATGATTTAAAAATATATCACGATGGTAGTAACTCCTATATAAAAGATACAGGCACAGGTAGTTTATATATATTAGGAAGTAATGCAATTAATTTACAAAGTGCAGATGGAGAATGGTATATGGATGGTATTGCTAATGGTGCAGTAAATTTATACTACGATAATGTAAAGAAATTTGAAACTACAGCAGATGGTGTTACAATTACAGGTGGTTTAGCAGTAGTAGGAAATGAAGCAATTTTTTATAATGGCACAAAACACCCTGACAATGATAAAGCACTTTTTGGAACTTCTGGGGATTTGGAGATTTATCACGATGGTAGTAACTCTTATATAAAAGATGCAGGTACAGGAATTTTATATATACAAGCTGATAATCAACTTAGACTTGATTGTGCAACCACAGGAGAAAAATTTGCAAGATTTTACAAAGATGGAAAAGCTGAACTCTTTTACGATAATGTAAGCACTTTTGAAACTACAAGTACAGGAGTTAGTGTTACAGGTAATATAGTTTTAACAGGAGATACAATTACAAATAATAATAAATATTATGAAAGTAAAACGACAGGTGGTGGAAGTATTAGATTAATAGGTATTGATAATTCAGATACTATATATATTGGCTCAATAGATAGTGGTGCAGACAATGTACATATTAGAAGTGCAGGAACAAATGCAATATCTATTGATAGTTCACAAAATTCTACATTTGCAAATTCAGTAACAATAGCAGGAGATTTAACAGTCAATGGTACAACTACAACTGTGAATACAGATACACTTGCAGTTGAAGACCCTCTTATATCTATGGCAAAAGACAATTCAGCTAATTCAGTTGATATTGGTTTTTATGGTAGATATAATGATGGCTCAAATAGATATTTAGGTTTATTTGCAGATGCTTCGGATTCTAATAGATTTAAGTTATTTAAAGGTTTACAAACAGAACCCACGACTACTGTAGATACAGCAGGAACAGGATATGAATATGCAGATATATTATTAGCTTCTCTTGAATCAAGAGGAAATCTTACTATTAAACAACAAGATGATTCAGGGTTTGATGGTGGTTTAATTATTACAAGAAGTGCTAATAATCAAAAACTTGTTGTTGGTATGGATGGTGGTGCTGTTAATTTCAATAGTCCAGATTCTTTGACTTATAAATTTAGAGCAAACGGAACAGAAACAGCAAGTATAGATGGTTCAGGAAATTTTACAGTTACAGGAAATATAAATTTAGCAGATAGTAAAAACTTAAAATTGGGTGCTGGGCAAGACCTAGAGTTATTCCATAACGGTACAGATTCTTATATTCAAAATAGTACAGGAGATTTAGAGATTATAAATTATGCAGATGATAAAGATATTATATTTAAAACAGATAATGGCGATGGTGGTGTTGAAACATATTTTTATTTAGATGGCTCATCTGCTGAATCAAGTGGTGCAGCGAGATATACAATATTTCCTACTGATAGTTACTTAACTTTTGGAGATAACAAATATTTAGAAATGTTTTGGTCTACAAATGGGGTTATCAGAAATCACTCAGGAGATTTATTTATAGATAATTACCAAGATAATGGAGATAT